CGGATTTTTAAGAATCAATGGTGTTCCAGTTATTATGAATAACAAGATGTCAGCAGGAAACTTCTGTGTTGGAGACTTCTCACAAGGTAGTCAAGTATTCCAAAGAGAAGGCGTAAATGTTGCGTTTGGTTACGAGGACTCAGATAACTTTTCCAAGTATCTCGTTTCTGTTAGAGCAATCACTAGACTTGCTCACGCAGTATATCTACCTGATGCTTTTGTTAGAGGTGCTTTCAGTTCAGCTAAAACTGCAATTGAAACATCATAATCAAGAGTAATTGGTTAATAAGAAAGGGCAACTAAATTAGTTGCTCTTTTTTTTTATCTTTGTTTAAATCAAAATTTATGTATTATGAAAATTAAATGTAAAACCGAAATAACTAGAGAGGGTGTTGAATATCAGAAAGGTGATATATTAGATATACCTGAATCTAATGTTTCTAAATGGATAGAAAAAGGATGGGGCGAAATGATAATTTCTAAAGAAGAAAAAGCGACCAAAGAAACAAAAGAATTAAAAGTTAAAAAGAAAACAAAATAATGATTAGCGTACAAATAGATTCTACTACTGGAAGTGAGATTGTAACTTCTTCAGAACTTAAAGATTATGCAAGAATAGAAACATCTGATGATGATACTATTGTTGCAGAAATGATTAAGTCTGCTAGAGAAAAATGTGAAGCATATATGAACAGAGATATTGTTGCTAAAACAAGAACATTGTTTGTAAGTAATGTTAGTAGATCAGGTGAATACGGTGATTTATATAAACGCAAGATTAAAATAGTTTTGCCATTTGCACCAATAGCATCTGTAACATCTGTGCAACAACAAGATAGTAGTGGTACATTATCAAGTATAGGACATAATGTTTATGGGTTTGAAGATAAATATATTGAGATACCTTCTGACTATATGAACAATATAAAGATCGTATATACAACAAGTGGTCTATCATTTGATGATATTAAAATGGCAATAAAGCAACTAGCAACAACATATTACGATAACAGAGCAGAATATGTTAAAGGAACTATTGTTGCATCATTACCAACAAACATAGAAAGTATTTTATCCAAATATATTTACTATAATGAATTATGATAAAAGCAGGGGATTTAAGATACAGATTAACGGTCAAAAGAAATACCAACGCATCTGATGGGTATGGTGGTTTCACATCAACACAATCAACGATAGGTACGTTTTGGTGTGATCGTGAGTTCTTAAATGGAACAATGATATTTAGAGATGGAAAACGAATACTTCAAACTGGTATTGAATTAACACTAAGAAAGAATACTGCTACAACTAACATCCAAAGAGGTGATATATTATTCTTAACAAATGATACTAATAAATATAGAATCAATGAGATGTACGAAGAAGATTTATACACATATAAAATATTAGCAGATAAACAACAATAATGGCAAAGAAAAAAGCAAGGATGTCGGCAGAAAGTAAAAGACGTTTCAATCGTAAGATGAAAGCGTTAGCTAAATTCGTAAAACCAAATAAAGGTTTTTCTAAACTTCTTGCAGGAATGGGAACGGATATAATAAGAAGATCATCTAGGAGAGTTCCAGTAGATACTGGCACATTAAAACAATCTGTATTTTTAGAAGGGAAACCATTTAGTATTGTAGTAGGATATAATGCAGACTATTCTAGGTTTGTGGAAGAAGGCACAAAGAATATGAAAGCACAACCATTCTTTAGACCATCCATTGAAGAATCAATAGAAAGGTTTAAAAAAAATTGGTCAGTACAAATTCAAAAGGAATATAGGAAATGAAAGATGCAAGTCACTTTATACGTAAACAAGTCTATGATGCACTTAATGGTAACATCACACTTAATTCTGCAAATGTACCAGTATATAATGTTGTGCCTTCATCAGCAAGTACACCATATATTCTAATTACTTCAGTTTCTAATTCTATTGCAGAAGATATAAAAGATACCTATTTAAATGAGATCATCACCGATGTAGAAATTGTTACTGCGTTTGATACAAATACTGGTGGTCAATTAGATGCAAACCTAGCAATGAATCAAATAACTCAACTACTTGTAGATAGAACTACATTCTTTAATATGAGTTCTAACAACTTCAAATGTATTTCTGCACAAAATAATGGTGTC